ACGAACCATACACATGAACATAGTGGGTTGGTTTCCTTTGCTAAGACTATGTTTCAACAACAGCATATTTGGTGTGCCTGATCAGCCCAGCTCCCCGGCCCTGGCCACGGCCACGGTCACAGATGGAGTGGTCACTGGGATCAACATAACCAACGGCGGCAGCGGCTACCTGGCCCCACCCAGGATAGTCATAGTGGGCAATGGATCTGGTGCTCGTGCCACAGCCACCATCAACAACACCGGAGTGGTCACTGGCATCACTATCACCAATGGCGGTGCCGGCTACTGGCCCTTGCCCAATGTTGGCCCCAATGTTCCGGCTCCGGCCAATCCGGCCAATCTGGGTGCCGCTGTGTTGATAACCACGGGATATGTGGTAGATTTGCTGTACAGATAAATGAAGTTTAAAAAAATTGTGGGGTTCGGCGACTCATGGATGTGGGGCGACGAATTGTTTGACCCAGAACTGCTAGAAAAATATCCGCTGGCAGATGCTTTTCTTATACACAATAACCCTTATAGAGAATCCAATTGTTTTCTTGGAAGACTAGGAAAACACTATTCGGTACCAGTAGAAAATTTTGGTATAGCGGGAGGTAGTTTACAAAGTATCATTTGGACTTTTCTTTGGTGGCTCAATCATGAACCCGATCCACTTTCCTGTTTGGTACTGGTTGGGTTGACCAACAGTTATCGTTTTAGTTATTACAATCCCAGACATGTTAGATACGACAACGATCCGCCTTGGAATAAATTTGTACACAGTGCGTGGCCTCGCGAATCTGAATTTCAAGAACTTATAAAACAACAAACAGTATTGACCGATTGTCCAGAGCTACATCAATTAAATTTTCAACAGGCAGTGCTGTCATTTGATGGAATTGCCGCAAGAAGAAATTTAGATTTGATCCAGTTTAAAATTTTTCCTGAATCTAAACTTCAATCTTATACTCCGCCCACTTTGATTGATCCAGATACCGATCTCAAAACTTGGCTGGATGATCTAGGATCACAGTACCTTAAACCTCGTCAACACCCAAATGAAAACGGGCACGATTTGATTAGTCAACGCTTGATTTTTTGCATCGATTCGTGTATAATCAAAGGATGATCGATGTAATCTCCTACTTGCCAGCACGAAGAAAACCCAGTGCTTCGGGTTGGATCAGTTTCAACGCACCCTGTTGTGAACACAATGGCGAAAGTCGAGATCGCCGCAGTCGTGGAGGTATCAAAACCAGTGACGCGAGCTGGAGTTACCACTGTTTCAACTGCGGCTATACTGCCAGCTTTATTTTAGGTCGTAATCTTTCATTCAAAGCACGTAAACTCATGTCATGGCTAGGGGTCCCTAGCGAAGAAATAGAACACATCAATCTAGAAAGCCTGCGCCATCGCAACATGGAAGGCCTTCTTACAGATCGAGAGCGTACCAGCCGCACACTGCAAGGTATAGAGTTTGAAGAACGCGACTTGCCGCCGGCGGCAGAACTGGTCACAACCAAGCACTCGCCACACTGGGATTACTTGAGAAGTCGTGGTGTACCCGAAGACTATCCTGTAATGACTGTGCTGAAGAATGACAGTGTGCATTGGACAAGGCCACAGGTCATAGTGCCCTTTACCTATGACAATCGTGTAGTAGGCTACAGCAGTAGAATGTTGGACAATCGTCAGCCTCGGTACATACATGACACACAACCCGGCTATGTGTTTGGCACAGACCTGCAAGATTCCGACTGGCGCTATGCCATTGTGGTTGAGGGTGTGTTTGATGCTCTCAGCATTGGAGGCCTGGCGGTATTACATGCCGAGATCAACGATGCCCAAGTCAGACTCTTACGTAGCCTGGATCGTGAAGTCATAGTGGTTCCTGACCAAGACGAAGCAGGCATGCGGTTGGTGGACCGGGCAATAGAACTGGGATGGAGCGTGAGCATACCTGCATGGCCCACGGATGTTAAAGATGTCAACGATGCTGTGATTCGTTGGGGAAAGGTCGCAACTTTGATAACTATCATGCAGGCCCGAGAAACCAGTCGAATAAAAATTGAACTAAGGAAGAAACAATTTGTTAAAAGATTACGGACTTGAAGTCCAACGACTGTTTTTAGAAATGATGTTGCAGGACGCAGAAAGTTATGTTCGCGTTCAAAACATCTACAATGCCGAAAACTTTGATCGTAGTTTACGACCTGCGGCTGAGTTTATTGCCCGGCACAGCGACGAGCATAAAACCTTGCCGGCCGCAGAACAGATCGCGGCTGCCACGGGCATACGACTAAATAACATAGCTGATCTCAACGAAGGTCATTTTGAATGGTTCATGAGCGAGTTTGAAAGCTTCACTCGCAGGCAAGAGCTGGAACGTGCCATACTTAAGAGTGCGGACTTGTTGGAAAAGGGCGAGTATGATCCCGTGGAAAAACTGATCAAGGATGCGGTACAGATCAGCCTGACCAAGGACATGGGCACAGACTACTGGTCTGATCCTCGAGAACGTATCAACAAATACTTCAACTCGGGCGGACAAGTTTCAACCGGCTGGCCACAAATGGACCGGATCCTGTATGGTGGATTCAGCAGAGGCGAGCTAAACATATTTGCAGGTGGATCAGGAAGTGGTAAAAGTTTGGTCATGATGAACATAGCCTTATCGTGGTTGCAGGCCGGGCTTTCTGGCGTGTATGTGAGCCTGGAACTCAGCGAAGAACTGTGTGCCTTGCGAACTGATGCCATGCTGTCAGGAATGAGCACTAAGGAGATCCGCAAGGACATAGATCAAACCGAACTCAAGGTCAAACTTGTGAGCAAGAAGGCCGGACAGTATCGTATCAAGGCCTTGCCAGCACAAAGCAACATCAATGACATACGCAGTTATATCAAAGAAGTGCAAGTGCAAACAGGCCTTAAGGTAGACTTTGTCATGGTAGATTATTTAGACCTGCTGATGCCGGTTAGTGCCAAGGTCAGCCCCAATGACTTGTTTGTCAAAGACAAGTATGTTTCTGAAGAACTGCGTAACTTGGCCAAAGAACTTAATGTGTTGTTTGTAACCGCAAGTCAGTTGAACAGATCGGCTGTGGAAGAAATAGAATTTGACCATAGTCATATATCGGGAGGTATTTCAAAGATCAACACAGCAGACAACGTGTTTGGTATCTTTACAAGCAGAGCCATGCGTGAACGTGGCAAGTATCAGATCCAGTGTATGAAATCGCGTAGCAGTACCGGCGTTGGTATGAAAATTGATCTGGACTACAACATTGAAACCATGCGTATCACTGATCCAGGCGAAGAATCCGCTTCTGTAAATTCTTTCCGGAAACCTGACATTTTAAACAGTATCAAAACACAAAGCAGAACTTTTTCATCTGATTCCAACGGCAACAATCACAATACTAACTCCACTGAAGATATTGAAAAAGTCACTCCCGATGTACAAAGCGCCAAACTCAAACAATTGCTAGGGCAGATCAAACAGTCATGACCGTTGATCACAATCGCTGGAGAGATCAACAACTAAACGGATTTAAAAATCTTTCCAACTCATATCCAATATTGGAACAAGAATTGGTTATGTTAAATTTTGTCAAGTCATGTCCTAATTCAATCTGGCGTTGGACAGCACCTAATACGCAATTTAAAAAGATATGTCAAGAGCACATTGCTATCAACAATGTGGACTACAATGGATTGATATTGTTTGGTACAACATTGCTACAACAAACTACATATTCATTGATAACAACCATTAGAGAACTGGCCCATGGTTGTGACTATGTTTATGTGGCCATTAATCGTTACGAACTTACACGGCACGATCTAAATTTTGATTTGCCAGATGATATTGCTGATAGTTTAGACCTCATTATGAGACATTGTAATCCACAATTTAAACGACTGCACACATTTGATCAAGTTGATGGCAACCACATGGTTGCTGCACACCCAATGGACTGTTACGGACTATGCATATAGTAGCTGGCTACAACACAGACCATGGCTCAATACGTCTAATTCAACAATTTAGATTGTATCATTTGTCACGCCCAGCTGTTAAAAAATGGCGAGCAGTTCGTCACGGAACGCCTTATCAACTTGATAGCACAGACCAATGGATTTTGGATAATTTACAAGATGACAAATTAGTGGCAGTTGATTGTGCTGGTTGGTATTTTCAAGAATTCAACATCAACACTATTTGTTTAGAAAGTGACCTGTTGTCTAAACGTTATTTTTCTGAGTGCTACGTTGAGCCCGACATTTTCACACACAAACCAACCTACATCCCTGATGATCAAATGGTTGTTTTTAAATATCCCTGGTTTTTGAAATATGCCAGTCTGGAACAATTTGTAAATTTTTTAACCACATGGGTCCAATCGACCACGGTGTTGAATTTTAATTCTAGTTTAATACAGCACAACCATTTGAAATTTTCTTTACTAGATCTGGTCAAAGATCAAGTTGATTTGAATATACAAATAATCAACAACCAATTATGGAAGTTGTCCCTATGACTCGCTGTGTGTTGATAAAGCATGGATTGACCTTCAGAGCCAATAACTACGGTACCTGTTGTTACAATCCAACCGACCCTTCACGATACACCTCTGACTTAATTGATCCGATAAATTGTCGTGCCTGTATTGATCAAGAAACTAACAATGTGTTTTCTTATCGGCAAGGAGCCAATCAAAAATACGGGCTGGAACACACGCATCAATTGCCTATTGTTCTGGATGTAACTCCTAACAAAAACTGTGACCTGGCTTGCAAAATATGTGGTCCAGAAAGTAGCTCAAGCTGGGCAAAACTTAAAAATATTAAAATAAATTCAACATATAATGTTGATGTGGCGGAATTCAAAAATGCACTTGCTCACATTGATCTAAGTCAGATTCAAGAAATTAATTTTTCAGGCGGAGAACCATTTTTAAACCACAACATAAAAAGATACATGGAGCAACTTTCTGACCGTTGTGATTTTTCCAAAATAACCTTGAGATTCAGCACCAATGGCTCGCACAAACTGAATCCAAAGTTGATAGATTTTTTCCTACAGTTTGCTGTAGTGCAAGCTCGATTCAGTTTGGATGATATCAATGAAGGACACGATTATCAACGTTGGCCGTCAACTTGGACGCAGTGGGAAGCCAACTGGGTAGACTTTTTAAAACACATGCCACACACAGTGATGCCGTCGATCAATCGCACAATTAGCATACTCAATATTAATCGTTTGCATCTATTGGATCACTGGCATCAACAGTATCAAACCAACAAATTTGGTGATCCTATAGAACTGATTGATCATTATTCATTTGGGCCATATAGAATTGACCTTGTGCCTGAAAAATTAAAAGAACACATCGGTCAGCATCGCACGGTCTACCCTCGTGCTTGGCAAGCTGTCAAAAACAGAACAACTACCGCAGATCTTGTCCAACTGAAAAAAATCATAGAAGAAAACGATCGGTTGCATGGTACTTCTTTGGAAGCATTTAATCCTGATCTTTACAACTTGATATTTTCATGAAAACAGTCATTGTATTTCGAGAAGGTCAAAGCGGACATTTTTTAAAATCTGTCATTTTAAAAAATAATCTTAGCAACGTAAGATTTAGAATGGACGAACATTATCCGGCCAACAATATCACATTGACACACGAAAACAATTATGACAAACATAAAGCAGAGTTTGACTTGGCACTGCGTGTTTTACCTACCCGGCGAATCTACCATGCAATTTACAACAACTTTATGAAAAAGCTGATAGCAGAAGAATATTCTGCTTCAGTGATGGATACCTGGCACAAGGATCCGGCATATTGGCACGATAGATGTTATTACAACATGGTAGAATACCATGATCTTATTACAGCAGATATTCAAAACAACTGCTACCCTGATGTTATTGATTTTGATCAACTATTGGACAGCAATTATCTGTCAGACGTGTTGACCAAATACTTTCAACTTGATCTCGATCAAGATAGAGACAGGATTAGACAAAGATACAAATCTTTACAATTGCCAATGGACTTGGATCATCTCTGCACCTGTATGGAAGACATAGTAACTGTAATCTCCAGTGATTCATTGACAAAAAATCCATGGTTTTTTTCCTATTGCATACACAAATATGAACAGGTCAATAATTTTACATATAAAAATCGACTTTGGTCAATCAATAACATACAACAAACACCCACCAAACAACTGCTTTTAACCCTGGCACAACAGTACCGTTTAGACTGACACAGCGCACTTACATCGCTAAATAATAAAAAGGTCCTGGCCCCGAATGCAAAAAAAGACACGAAGCCTCTTAGAAGAACTAGACAGCATGTATGTCACCCGCGACAGCCGCTGGATAATAGAAACACGTGCTGCCAACATCATAGCCAGCGCCATACGCTTGCTGGAGCAGATCGATGAAACCTATCCCGTAGAACAGGCTGAAAATCTGCGCAGAAAACTGCTCAACGCCATTAGCCAGCGCGATCCTGCTAAATTTACCCGCACAGTGAGACGCACAGATGCAAATACATGAAATAACATGTCGTAAGCTAGATGAAGGCCTACTAGGGGACATAGGCCGAGGAGTTTTCCAAGGTGCCACTGGCATGGAGATACCACAAAGCCAGGCCAGCATCAACAAAGATGTTGCTTCGGCTGCTGCTAACTTGTTAGCAAAGGGCTACGGTCCTGCGGGCACACCTCCGCCTGGCAAGAAAAGTCCCGTTCCATCTGCTGAATGGAAAGACAAACTGGACCAGGCCAAAAAAGATCCAGCAGTCAAACAGTACATTTCACAACTGGCCCAGGGTTGGACCCAGGAAGCCAAAAAGATACAGACACCACCGGCATCAACTGCGGCCAATCAATCAGCACAGAACACGCCTACATCAACCACTGATACATCTACACAATCTGCCACTGTGGGTGGCAAGCGCCTGGATCCTAATAATCCTAAAGATGCACAAGTCTTGGCTGCTCTAAAAGCCCAAGGTAAACTTGAAGAAAATACTGCTCAAACTGATCCGTATCAAGAAGATTTTGTGCAGTGGTCAGATGCTCAACTGGCCAGTAAAGATCCTGTGACCTACCAGGCCATAACCATGGATGATGTGCGAACCAAGTTCCCAGACCTTAAAACTCAACTGGACCAGGCTCTACAGGCAGTGGTCTCAGCACGTGACACGCCTCAGTCCGCAGCGGCCATAGCACAGTATCTTGAACTGGCCGTGGCCGGAGTGCAGGCCCGATCTCAAGAGCTCAAGAACAAGGCTCCAGAAGTGGCCACTCGAGCTCTGTCAGGTGCGCAGGCCAAACTGGGCAGTGTGCAACAAACACTGCGTAATGTGGGGGTCAATCCTGGGGCACTGTCTGCATTCAGCAGCAAAGCCAAATCAAAAAATGTCGTGACCACTGGCAATGACGAAGCCGATGCCTTGTTGAAACAAGCAGGATTCTCACTGTGATGAATGTCTTTGAAGGTGGCAACGTATTCAAAGATGCTGACGGTCGAGCTGAAACTCAGCGTATCAATCAAACTGACGTAAAGTCAACCCTGGCCTGGTTGGAAGAACTGGTTCCAGGTCTAGACCTACAAAACAACACTCTTGGCAGCACTGGTATCCGAGACACGTCAGGCGACTTGGACATTGCTGTGGACACCGCCGAAGTCACCAAAGAACAAATGGTAGCACAGCTCTCAAGCTGGGCACTGAGTCAAGGATTCAAACCTGAAGAATGGGTACGCAAGTCCGGCACCGCGGTGCATTTTAAAACACCCATCAACGGTCGTCCAGATCTGGGTTACGTACAGACCGACTTCATGTTTTTGAACAATGTGCCTTGGAGCAAGTTTGTGCTGGGTGCCATGCCTGCAGACAGCCGGTACAAGGGTCGCGAACGCAACGTGCTCATGAACAGCATAGCCAAAAGTAAAGGCTACAAATTAAATCAGATAGCTGGCATTGCCGATCGTGAGACCAACGAAATAATAACTGATGATCCCGACGCTGTGGCCAAGATGTTGCTGAATAAAACAGCTACACGGCAGGACCTAGCATCTGTAGAAAGCATACTACAAGCTCTCAGCACTGATCCCGAACGTGAATCTAAACTGGCCGACTTTCGCGAACACATGACCCGAGAAGGCCTACCGTTTTTGGAAAGTGCTGAACTACTTCGTCCTGTGACAGATGTGCATTTCCTGGCCCGACTGCGTGACCGCATAGTGAACCAAGGCATGACTCCCTTGATTGAAACTACCTTGATGGAAGCCGAAGCCAGGATTCCACACATCGAAGATCTCGTGTTTGATCGTGGCACACGGGGTATTGAAGAAGCCATGGCCATCATACGTGCCGCCGCCGAAGATACAAGAAAAACAACCACGGTCAAATGGGATGGCAAACCTGCCATCATCTGGGGTCGTGATGAACAGGGTGATTTCGTGCTCACAGACAAGAGCGGATTTGGTGCCAAAGGGTATGCGGGCCGTGCCACCAGCATGGCGCAGTTGGCCGGCATCATGAGCCAACGTGGCGGTGAACGTGGTGACCTGATCGGCATATATGCTAAACTATGGCCCCTGTTGCAAGCAGCCACACCTGACGACTTCAAGGGCTATGTACAGGGTGATCTGCTGTACACTGAAACTCCACCCGAAGTGTCAGGCAACTTGGAGTTCAAGCCCAACTTTGTGGAATATCGTATTCCGGCCTCAAGCAAGCTGGGCCAGGCCATTGCGGCCAGTGAAGTGGGCATAGCCGTGCATACCCGATATCGCACTGCCGACGCCACGGCCGAACCCATAAGGTCAGCCAATCTGGATCCTGTGCCCGGACTCTTGATCATCGAACCCACGGTCAAAGACATCAAAAATGTCACACTCAACAAAAAGCTCATAGATCAACTGCGGACAGTGATCAGCACTCACGGTGCTGACATCAACGGCCTGTTCAATCCCAGTGAGTTAAGAGCCGCACAACTCAGCGACTTGCCGGCCTTGTGCAAACGCTACATCAACAGCAGGATCACATCAGACTATGAAAATCTCCTGCCAGACTTTGGTGCTTGGTTGCAGAAAAATGTCACACCGCGAAAGTACAACAACATAGTGGAATACCTGCAGAGCCCTAGAAGCAACATGTCGGGCATCACGGCCGCATTCACTGCTTTCTTGCTACTACATGAAATCAAGATGGACATGCTGTCGCAACTGGACCGCCAACAGCCCGGACAAGAAGGCTGGGTCCTGGCCACTGACGCGGGACGTGCCAAGCTGGTCAACAGATTTGGGTTCAGTGCCGGAAACCGTATCCTAAACAACCCAAATCTGGTCTCCTAAACCCAGATTTTCTCCAAAAGACATAAATACAAGTAGGACCTTTGAGTCCACATACTAAGGAGAATTATTATGCCAGCATTAACAATCACCAGTGGTGGTTCACAACCAGTATTTGCAACTGACACCCTAAACGGTCCACAGTTAGCCGCAACAACAACCTACACACCTGCAGGTGTCCCAACCAACTTCATGGGTCCAGCCTTGGACTTCTTTGGTTGCGACCTAGGTGCAGATCCTTCAACAGAAGCCGAAGTCAACGGCATGTTGCAGACCCTGTTGCAAAGCATCCAGCAGACAGCCACAGTGGCCATGTATCAAGTGGCTGCCACAAGCAACGTCACCAACTTCTCGGTGGCAGTGTTTCCAGTCGCTGCTTACACAGCAGCCACATTGCAAGCCCAGATCCGTGCGCTAGGCACAGTGGCTGGCTATGACTTGAGTGGCGCAACTGTGACCAACGTTGGTTTCCGTTTGGCTAGTACAGCAACCACAGCATCCTAATCAGATTTTTTGATTGCAAACGACCCGCTTCGGCGGGTTTTTTGTTGACTTTGCGCACAACTGTGTTATACTGGTTAAATACATCATGCAGGTCAGCAAAATCACCGAAGTCACAATATTTGAAAGCCCCGACGGTGGACGCACTGTGTATGCCAGAAAACCTGGTACCACACACAGAGAACTGCACTATCAAGATCCCAACCTGCAACAAGAACTCAAAGAACTAGAAAGTCAAAAACGCTGGGTGGACATATTCCAGGCCCGCCGACACAATGTGGAGCTGGATCACCTGTGTGAACAGGTGGAGATCTTGTATGAACTGGGTAGGCCACAGCCATGAAGTTTGTGTGCCAGACCCTGTTTGACATCACGGCCACGGGCACCACGGGTCATCCCAAGTCCACACGCTGGCCCTGCCAGGATCGTAGTGGCCAGGTCATCGCCGATGCTGAAGCCTGGAACCGCAGCCGCAACCAACAACGCAACTGGGAAACCCTGCAACAGATCCTGGGTCTGCGCACACAGATCACTGAGATCACAGATCCTGTGATAGATGCTTCGGGCACCCGCTGGATGTTTGAGTTTTCCACAGATACTCCGGGGGCGTTTGGACCCGATTCTGATCCCACTGCTGTGCTAAGAACCGATGCTGCGGGTGTGCCCATGCTGACCGACCATGTGTCTGAAGCTGTCACAAACACCTGCCTGTGTACCCAAGGTGCAGAGCAAAACATCTGGTTTGCCGCTGTGCCCATAAATACATGATGGAGACACAGCATGGCCGAGACCACTGACATCGAAAAGAAAAGCCTGGAAGCACACGTGGAACTGTGTGCTGAACGCTACAATCAACTGGAACAACGCCTGGATCATGTGGATGCCAGGATCAGCTCACTGAATGACATCGTCAGAGAAGTGCATGACATGATACAAAGAATGAGCGAAAAACGCAACGATCAGATCATCGGCTGGGGTCTGGGCATCATTGGTGCGCTGACAGCCACCACGGTATATCTCGTCACCCAATACGTTTTTAAATGATAAATGAACGCGAAGCGGAACGGGCATTCCGCCAAGAATTCCGTGATCTCATGCCCAATGTGATCTGGCAAAGTGAAGACGGTGTGTATCAGGTGTTTGGTCGCTATAGGATACAGCCCGAGGTCCAGGGATGGCGTGTGTTTTGTAGTGCCACAGATGTGGGAGTATTTGCCACCACAAGGACAGCACTCAGCTGGTGCATAGCAGACAAAAACTGCGCATATAACACTGCCCAAGAACTGCTGACCACTGACAACAAGTTGGCCTCTCTCACTGCCGACATTGATGCCCGCGCTGCCATTGGTGACCGCAGCCGCGATCCAGCCCTGAGAGAAATCATCATGACCAAGCTGGCCAGCAAGATCATACACAAAAAACGGCTGGAAAATCAGTTGTCCAAATGTGTGAGCTGGGCTAAATATGTTCAACAACGAGGATTTGAAGATGAAACTGCAAGAACTGGCCGTGGCCAACCCAACAAAACAAGCCGCTAAGGTATTTGAAAGCTATTTTGGAAACACGGTCAAATTTGACCAGCTGTCTCCGTCGCAGGCACAAGGCATGCTCAAGCGTGTGCGTGGTATGATCGCCGAACATCGCCGTACTCCAGAATTCCATAGAAGTGAACAAAATCCTGCTTATTTGAAATTGGTGGTCATGGAGCAAGCCCTGGCAACGCAAGTCTCAGGCAGTGCACCACAGCAAACTCCTCAACAACAACAGGCCGCCATGTCATTGAATCGTCAACAAAAACAACGAGAACTTGACGATGAAGAAAAACAGTTGACCAAACAGGCTCAAGATATTACGACTAGAAAAGCTGCCATACAAAAAGAAAAGGCCATGTTAGAAGGCCGTCGCAGTTTGAAACAGCGACTCAAAGAAGCATCAGAAGTGCAACAAGCCCAGGTTGTCTTGGCCAGCCAAGACATGGTGGATCAGGTGCAAGGCATGAGTGAAGACATCAGTGCCATGCAGTTCAAAGACCTGCCGGCCTTGGTGGATCAGATCAAGAACGAAGTTGGTGTGGACCAAGCCGCACAGTTCAACACCGATGCCACAGCTGCCTTGAGTGGTCTGTTGCAGAATCTGCAGGCCGCTAAACAACAACTGGAAACTGCCTTGGGCGTGGTCACAGGCCAAGCTCCTGTGGTGCCCGGCGCAGACGTCACAGCAGATGCGGGCTTGGGTGGCGAAATGCCAGCCGAACTACCAGCACCTGGTGAAGAAGAGATTGATGTCACTGATGTGGACATCGAAGAGCCCGAACAAGAACCCGTGGCAGGACTGGGTCGCCAGCGCAGATAATGCTGATCCGTGAATTTGCTCTTGACGACTCGGCCAACAGTCAAGAAAAACTATTGGCCTTGGCTGTGTTTCTCAAAGACCGTGCCAAGGATGAAAATGCCCGAGCCGAAATCAGCCAAGCCGCGTTCATTGAACTAGCGCAAGATCTCAAGGTCAATGTGACTCCAGACAATCTGGCCGACATGATCAGCCAGCAACCTCTCAGCAATGTGCTGGAACCCATGGAACCCAATTCCGATCGCTTGAGATTCAAAGGCAACACCGAGGCCGAAACAGGCATGAGCGTGGACCAAGCACGTGCAGTGGTAGATGCCAATGCCAAACAGGCCATGAAGCGCCGCCAATAACCAAAGTCGGTTGTAAATACACAAGCTACATGTTATAATACACAAAGGAGTGTGAAATGGCCTATTCAGAAAAAGTAATCGATCATTATGAAAATCCCAGAAACGTGGGCAAGATGGATGCCGGCGATGTCAATGTGGGCACCGGCATGGTAGGAGCCCCCGCATGCGGTGACGTGATGAAACTACAGATACGTGTAGATGAACAAGGAATTATTCGAGATGCAAAATTTAAAACATACGGGTGTGGGTCGGCGATCGCGAGTAGTAGTCTCGTCACGGAATGGGTCAAGGGTAAAACGCTGGACCAGGCTGGCGCAATTAAGAATGTTGAAATTGCACAGGAACTCGCGCTCCCGCCGGTTAAGATACATTGTAGTATCCTTGCGGAAGACGCTATTAAGGCAGCCATAGAAGACTATAGAAAAAAACATCCAGATGATACAAGCCACTGACACAGCCACACGCAAGATAGCGGAAAACTTAAAGCGTAGAGGTCGCGGCCTGGGCATACGTCTTGGTGTCCGCACCACAGGCTGTAGTGGCCTGGCCTATGTGCTGGAATACATAGATCAGGTTGGCGCCGATGACATGTCCTTTGAAATGAAAGATTTTGTTGTTGTAGTTGATCCCAAAAGCATGACCTATCTGCAAGACGTAGAAATAGACTATGTGCGCCAGGGCCTCAACGAAGGGTTCGAATTCCGCAATCCTGTTGAAAAGGACCGTTGCGGTTGCGGAGAAAGTTTTAGGGTTTGAAAATAATCAAAAGTGACAACGGTTTTCCATATGCGTGGAAAGCGGGTCGTGTTGAACAATTAATAAGAAATATAATCGAACGTAAAGCGCAACAGCAACTTAGTGTTGACTCTGTCATGCTTATCAATCCTACATGGCTGTTAGATAGAGACATTTCTGCAGAAATACAAGATGCCAGCCCAGATTTTATTATTTGTCACGACTTAGTAGACCCTGCTAT